CCACAGCAAAAAACGGCGTAATCTCTGCCGCCAGTAATTCTGTGGCAAGTGCTGTTGGTAAATCGCGGCTCACGTTATGGCCTCAACTGCGGCAAAGGTAATGCCGAAATGCGTTACCTCATTGATTGACCAGTTTGTTTCGTTGGTCGCAAGACGGAATATGCCCTTTGCATTGCTAACTGTAACCGCCGCATTATCGGCTGGTGCTGTGCGGATAGATGGATAGATGTCGATGTTAGCTTCACCAGATGCGCTAGTGGTTACATCGTTCAACACCTTATGCAGCGTTGCTGACGATGATGTGCCAAGCTGGATATAGTCGCCAGCTTTTAGGTAGCCAGACGCACTAGCTGGCGCGCCATCAATGGTCAGACTGCCACCTGTTTGGTCTGCGCCGTTTACTAGCGGTGTGCCGGGTGTAGAGGCTGCGCTGCCGCGTGGCGTTGCACCTGATGGGTCGCCCAGTAAGAACGTGCCTTGCTGACCCTTTAGCTTAACCAGAAACGATACCCATTCCTCACCTTCGGCGCGGGTCATTGGCGGCAATGCAATCTCTGCTTCCCATTGCTGACCTGAGTGGGAAATAACCTGCTGCTTTAGCGTGAATGGCGATTGAGATATGCCAACAACATTACGCGCTCGCAGATTGATGGAGCGGATGCCAGTGACTGTCGGCAGTGTTAGTGGATAAGAATATGCCATTAGAATGCCTTGCTAAATGTGCCGCCACGCTGCTTCGCATCCAGCACGGCAGCTTTGGCTGAGTTGGCGATTTGCGGCATAAGTTGAGCAATCTCAGCACGAACCGTCTGAGATACCCCAGTGGAAATATTGATGTTCTGCACGACTGTTGTGCCGCCATCGCCGCCTAATTGGTTGTTCGGCACGATAGAACCCGCCGAGTGAGGAACGAATACCTCTTTTCCTCTTTCACCAACCATATAGGGAACGCCGCGCTGAACCGAGCCGCCAATAGCATCTCCGGTCAGCCCCTTTGCCGGGGCTTTAGTGCTAAATCCTTTTGTTACCGCGCCTGTTATCGACGAAACCAGCTGCTCGACAACCAGAATTTCGTATAACCTTTTTATGATGTCACGCGCCATTTGCTTGAACGCATCTTTCGCGCTCATCGCACCCTCAGATAGTTTCATAAAGGCTTCGCCAAAGCTGTCGCCTATAACGCTGGCGGTGTCCTCTGCCTGTGCCTTTGAGAACCCAAGCATCTCTCTGATTGTTTCCCCCGCGTCCTTGCCGCTGCCAGTTGCGTTTTGCAGGGCAGCGTCAAGTTCGCCAACGCTCTTGGTCAGACCACCCTTATCGCTACCAGCCGCCGCTGCGGCTGCGCGGAACTTTTCAATCATTTCGGCCAAGCCAAACAAGGATTTGCTGAAGTCAATTTTTCCGACACCGGGAATCTTGGCCGCTGCGGCGGCGAGTTGGTCTAGGGCTTGAACAGCCGTAAAGGCTGCGTTAAGGAACTCAGCCGCTATCGTTAAGGCAAACTGCTTAACACCGCCCTCACCCAGTTCTAAAACTCCTGTCAGTTTCGTTACAGCATCTCCAAGCGTCTTGCCTATGGCTTCTGCAAAATCGGGGCTGTTTCTAACTAGATTGCCCAATGCAACGGCAAAATCGTTGATGGCTTTATTTAAGCCAGCCTTGCCCACCAGAACTTGGAACGCATCAAACGCATCTCCAAGATTGGAGAACGCCCCGTTGAGCGTGTCCGCTTGTCTTGCGATAGCACCAGAGAACTCAGTTTTTCCGAGGGTGCGTAAGTAGCCCTCGATGCTCTCAGCATCTTTTGCTATCTCTGTCTCGACACCCTTAAAGGTGAAAATGACCTTGCTGCCCTCTGAGCGCGCCTTAATACCAAATTCTTTTAGACGCTCAAATTCACCAACGGCTGCGTCGGCTGCCGCCTCGACAAATTGCTCAAGCGTTTTGCCCGTGCCACTGGCAATGTTACCGAAAGCCTCTAGTGCAGCGATGGATGGGTTTAATCCGACTGAAATAAGACGGTTAAAGGCTCCAACTATCTCTTGCAAACTGAACGGCGTTTTGGCAGCAAACTCTTGTAAGACGCTGAAAGCACTAGCGGCCTTTTTACTGCTTCCCAAGAAAGTTTGAAGACTAGCCTCTAGCGATTGGAATTTTCTATTTGTTTCAATGGTGCTTTTGATGAAAAGCCCAAAACCAGCAGCCCCGGCAAGACCAGCCACAGCGGTCTTAACATTCAAGACCCTTTTCTTGACACCGTTAAGGCCGCGACCAACAGCGTTAAAAACACCCTGCGTTTTATTAAACGCCCTGATTACAATATTAAGATTTTCTGCCGCCATCTGCTAAGACTTCCAAGTATGCTACCCACTCAACGAGTTCAGTATAGGGCATATCCTCGATTTCGCCAATGGTCTTACCAAGCCTGTCAGCTAATGCGATGACCACAAATCGGTCAGGGTCATCGCTTAAATCTTTTTTACTTCTTCAACATCATTCATCTCGCCCATAAGCTGCCCTGCAACTTCGCTGACGATGGTCACTGATTGACGCATAAGAACTGGCTTGTCACCAACATCAAAAGCCTTCTCTCCGTCTTCGTCGAGAGCCTTCATAATGATTAAGTCAACCAGACCTTCAATGGTCATATTGTTTAAGAAGTTTGGATGCTTTTTTTGCAAGCGAGAAAACTCGCCAGCATTTAGCGGGGTGGCGAAAAGAACCATCGGCTCGTTTTCGTCACCCCATGCCTCAACCTCAACACGCACGGTGTTTTGATTGCTTTTTGCGCTGATGCGCTCGCCAAATGCAGACATAGTGCCACCCCCTGTCTGTTAGATTATACGGTTGTTTCGGTCAGTGCGCCTGTGCCTTGAACCGTCAGAGCCATCTCTACCATGCCGTCAAAGCTGGCAGTGATTGTGCGACCCGTTACAATAGCTGAACCAGTGTAATAGGTGTCGCCGCTTGTGTCGCCTTCTGGGAACACCGCAAAGGTAATTTCTGCGCCGGCGTATATCTCAGGCTGCGCTGTATCGGTTTCGTCAAAGAAAACCTCAAGAGAGCCGGTGAAGGTTTTTAGCCCGGCTTTGTAAGTGCGGTCTCCATTGCCCATTGTGGTGTCTTCAATAACCTCGGCTGACGATTCAATCGTATAGCTGCGGACTTCACCGACTGCGGTTGCTGAACCGCCGCTCGGCGTGATTTTAACAGTTCCTTCAGAACCAGTATGTGTTGCCATTTTCTAATCTCCAAGTTTGCAAACAAAGTAAGATATTAAGCGGCAGTCTCAATATCGTTTTCAACTGTAGCATAAGTGATTGCAATGGTAAATCGCCCCATGCCAACAGATTGTTCACCGTCGGCAGTATAGTCTGCCTCAAAATCTGTGACCTGAGTGTCTTTGGCGAAACCACCACGGGTCAAATCGGTGTAAATAGCTTCCTCAACCTCAACGGCAATCACATCAAGCGTGTCATCAACCGCGTCCGTTCCCTTTATATATGCTTCCACTATTACTTCAAGTTCTCGAACCTGAGTGCGCGGGGGAGAAATAGTCGGGTAAGTAATATTCTCTGTTTTTGTATATATGCAAAGCGCGGGAAGCTTCGCCTCGCCCAGCGGGAACAAGCGCGTCTTGAATACATTTGAACCCGTAGTGGTCAGCCCTGTAAGGGTTGTGGCGACGTTATCTCGTATGTTTTTTCTAACGTGTGCCATTAGTCTTCCTCAAGAACTAGCGTTGTAACACCAGTCCCGTCGGGCTGGACAACTCGTATAGTATAAGCAACAGAATTAACGGTAAGGGCATCGCCCTCAACAGCCGTAGAAATATCCGACGAGCGGCACACAAAACGCGGCTGCTGAATAGCCACACCAACTTCACCGACAGCAGCTTCAAAAAATTCATTGTCAAAGATACCCTTTACATTTGAAGCAGAGCCGCCGAGAGGGGTATAAGTAGCCGTCACGCCGAAATCATCTGCGCTAAAGAATACCTCAAGTTCTGTGGCGGTTTCGACAGCCATTAGTCTTTACTCTCTACTTCTTCTTTTTTCTTGACGGCTGTGCTGGTCGCACGTTTCTTCTCCGCAACAGGCTTATCGTCTGTGGCTTCTTCTGCAAAACCACGCGCGACAAGCTTTCTCGCCAAACGGTCTTCAACCTGACCTTCTTCGCCAGCCTTCATGTCTCCCACGGACGACACAGAACAGTCCTTCAAAATCTTGACCTTCATAGCTTACTCCGCTTCGGGGGTGTCAAAGTCGGTCACACCCCGGTTGGTTGCTTTCTTGGTTGATTTAACTTGCTTGGGTTTGGGAGCATCAGTTTGCTCAACGCGACCCATTGCCAACAGTGAAGCCGCTTCGTCTGCTGCGATTTCAATAACGTCACCCGCTTTAACGCGCTGACCAGCTACAACTGTGTTCTTGAGAATAAGATAATACATAATTTCCACCCTTAATAAGAAAGGTCAGGAGAGAGGCCGAAGCCCCTCTCCATCACTCTAATGCTTACGCACCGTCGTTGTTGACAGCAAAGCTGACAGCATGACGAACAGCAACGTCAACAGTTTGCAACGCGGTAACAGTTACCGTGCCGCTTGTGCTGTTGCTGTATGGGTCTGCGATGATGTCTAATCCACCGTAAAGACCAATCAAGCAATCGGCAAAATTACCGAAATACAAATCACCAGCAGTGACTTGGTTAGACACAACAGCGTTGTAGCCGTTGATTTGACCGTCCGGGCCGACTACGAACTGGCCTGAACCAGCGTCTTTCGCAGTCGTTTTCAGCGCACCATACATGGAGGCTGGCAGGATGTAGGCCAAGTTGCCCAACAGAGCGTTGTCTTCAGCAACGGCAGTTTCCATTGCAACAACTTCTGCGAAGGTCGGGTTGGCAGCAGCAAAATCAGTCGGGTTGTTAATGCCCGAAGTGTTTTTGATGCCTGTAGGCTGACCCGAAGAACCAGAGCCTTGAAGCGCGCCAGCGTCGATTGACAGGGCGATGCCTTGAGCAAGGTCGTTACGGATGAGGTTCTCAATGTCCAAAGATGACTGTTGCATCATCAGGCGAGTGATTTGCGTATGTGCGCCAACCACGCGAGGGGACATTGTGATTTGACCGAATGTCGGTTCGCTCTCAGCAGAGGCAGCACCTTCGGTGGCAATCCAACCAGCAGACGAAGCGGCTGATTTTTTCGGGATTGCAACGCTACCTTGCAGACCGTTCAGAACGGTTGCGCCAGCAGCCATAACGCTTGAAGCGTTACGCAGAACGTCAACGAAATCACCGCCACGGAAGTCTTCGGCAATCAAGCCAGCGTCGTCAGTGGTGTTGATGTCGCGCTGCGCCCAAGAACGCAGAACTTCGGTCGGAAGCATGATGCCACGAGCAGAACGACCAGTTGCGCGCTGGGCGGCTTCTGATACTTCACGCTCAAATGCAGCGTCTTCTTGAGCCTGACGGTCAGTCGGGTTTGCCATTGCACGGATAGCGCGCAGAACGGAAAACTCACGAACTTCGTTTTTGGTCAGGCCGACTTCGGCAGTTTCGAGGGGCTTGTCACCGATGATTTCGAGAAGTTCACCACGGAACTCGTCGATTGATTTGTTTTCGGCAACAGCTTTGGCAGCCATTTCGCTGCGCTGGTGTTTTGCGCCCAATTCGATGATTGATGCGACTTCTTTGTTGCGAGCAGAACGAGCCTCGTCTGCAACAACATTAATATCGATTTCTGACATTTCCGTCTCCTTAGTTTCGATAGTTTCAATTTGGGTTTCGGTGGTGACATCTTTAGAGCGTCCAATACCAACATTTTCATCTGCCGGAATAGATACCAAAGATACCTCCATTACGCGCCAAGAATTGACACGGTAGCTATCCGCATCCTCTTTTTGCATTTTGTTGACTTGGTAGCCAACGCTGATGTTTGAACGGATGCCATCCGTTACATCATCAAACATCTCTTTAGCCATTCCGTTTTTACCAAACCGAACTGTTGCTCGCAACACGCGAGACGAACTATCGAGAGTAACATCCTCAACAACACCGATTGTTTGTTTTGGGTCGTGGTCAAGCAAGAGCGGCATACGCCCAGACTTGGCAAACGACAGGTCAACACTGTCTTCGGTGTGGTCGAGAATTTCTTTGCCGAAGTTGCGCTCCACAGGTGTTTCGCTGGAGACAGCAATCTTTACTCGGCGTGTTTCTTCATCAATCGCGCCAGCCTTCATGTCGGACGCGCGATGCTGCATTTCTTGAGGGGCGGCTCGGTCGGCTTCTTCTTCCGGGGCTTCTTCAACCTCGGCTTCGGCTTCTTCTTCGCCCTCATGTTTGGCGTAGACAATGGTTACCGTCTCGTCATCGTCCTGCACGGCGACAACGTGGCGTTCTTCCAGTTCATCCGTTTCAACGATTTCCTCGACGATTTCCTCAACGATTTCTTCGCTGGTTTCTCTAAGGTCAGTCATTGTTTCAAATCCTATATAATCAAAGTTGTCATCAGAGCGTTCTTTGCTCGACATCGGATGTCCTGATGGTAACAAATCCGTGTCATGTTTGCCACTGCGGAATTTTCCGTTGCGGAGGACGTATAAAAAGCTATTCACGCGCGCGTATGCCCACTGGTCTGGTGAAGATACATTCGGACGAACACTGCCGGGATTGGTCTTATACGCACCAACGCCACGGCGAAATACGGCAACCAATGTGCGTGTGCTTGTCCGCTTGGATGCGGTGTCGCCAACCTTCTCATTGTGGTCGGCGGCTTTCTTCGCTAGTGCGGTGCGAACCTTGTCGCTGACTTCCTCGGCGCGTTCATCTTTGTCGATAATCTTGACCAAGCCACGCGCCCAACGCTGTCCGGCTGTTCCGCCCCACAAATCCCACGCAATTCTAAATGAAGTCGGTCCGCCATCAGGCTTCTTGGCATCATAGTGCTTCGCCTTATTAACTTCGTGGCGAGAGAAGAACGAGTGCATACGCTTGACGGTGCTTTCCGACAGGCTCTTTCCGTTAGCAATATCTCTAGCACGGGCAACGCCAACAGCAGTCCCGCCGCGACCATACTTGCGGCGCATTTCAAGACCGCGCTTGGCGGCGATAACCATTCCGTCAGTCGGCTTATAACTCGCCATCGTCGTCTCCGCTTACCTCTGGCGCGGCTGGCATCTTCATGCCAAATGGTTCAAACGCCATCTTGAGGCCGTAACGCTCCGCCATTTCTTTATCGCTCTGGATTTGCGCGAACAGTTCTTCAACATCACGACCATAGTTAGCGGCGACATCATTCATGCTGATGAGGCCATTATTGATAGCGGTGACTGCTGCGTTAATCTCTTTGAGCGGGTCAACCCAAGCAAAGCCACGCCCACGGAAATGCACATTGCTTGCGAACTTGTTGTATTTCTCTTTGCTGGCGGGAATGTTTGTTGCCCCAAAGTCCAAAGCACTATCTAGCCATGCCGCGAATACTGGCTCACAGAAATGCTCAATCAAGAATGATTGAAGCATTTTGTAATGGTCGCGTTCTTCGATTGTGCCTTGACGGATGGACGAGTAAGAAACGCCAGTCAGGTCACTCGCCAAGCTGGTGTAAGATACGTTCAGGCCGGACGCGATGCCGCGAAGCACAGCAGCCTCGAACTCACCAAACGCCGTCGTCGGGTGCGTTGGGTCAATCATTTTGAAGTCATGGCCTTCTGGCAACTGACTATATGAACCCGGCTCCATG